CGTTTAAAACATAAAGGGAATATTGAATAATGGCTGGATTTACGTATGCAACATTAACTACAGCGATATTAAATTATACTGAAACAGATACAAATGTTTTAACCTCTACTATTACAGATCAATTTATTGAAAATTCTGAAATGAAAATATTAAGAGAAATACCTCTTGATGCATATAAAAAACAATCTACTGGTAATTTAGTTACGGGTCAAAACACTATTAATGTTCCTGCTAAAACTTTATTTGTAAAAGGTGTTCAAGTATATGATTCAACATCAGCTTCCACAGGTGCTAATACTTGGTTAGAAAAAAAAGATGAAACTTATTTACAAGAATTTCAACCATCAACAGAATCAGCTGCTAGAGCAAAACCAAAATACTATGCTATGTTTGGTGGAGCAACCGGTGTATCAGATACTACTTCAGGAAGATTATTTTTAGCTCCTGCACCGGATAGTACATATGTATTTAAAATACATTATGAAGCAATCCCAACTGGATTATCTGGGTCAAATACCACAACTTATGTAAGTCAATATTTTGGAAACGGTCTATTATATGCTTGTTTAGTAGAAGCATTTTCTTTTTTAAAAGGTCCAATAGATATGTTGACATTATATGAAAATAAATATAAACAAGAAGTACAAAAGTTTGCTGGAGAGCAACTTGGTAGACGTAAAAGAGATGACTACACGGACGGTACTGTTCGTATACAAGTCCCTTCTCCGTCACCGTAATAGGAGATATAAATTATGGCAATATCATCGGCAATATGTAACAGCTTTAAACAAGAGATTTTAGTTGGTACACACAATTTCACTGCATCAAGTGGAAACAGTTTTAAAATAGCTTTGTATACAAGTTCAGCATCTTTAGGTGCAGGTACTACAGCTTATAGTTCATCTAATGAAATTTCTAACACATCAGGTTCTGCATATTCTGCAGGTGGTGCAGCACTTACAAGTGTAACCCCAGCTCTAGATTCATCAACTGCAGTATGTGATTTTGCAGATGTTAGTTTTACCTCAGCATCTTTTACAGCAAACGGTGCTTTAATTTATAATGATACACAATCTGATAAAGCCGTAGCAGTTATTGCTTTTGGTGGAGATAAAACTGTATCAAGTGGAACTTTTACAATTCAATTCCCAACAGCAGACGCATCAAACGCAATCATTCGAATAGCATAAGGAGGCACTCCTTATGTCTAACACCTGGAACGAATCCGGAACCGTCTGGGGTCAAAATGAATGGGGTGATCAAGGTCCTGTAGAAATAACTTTAAGCGGACAATCTGTAACTTCAAGCTTAGGAAGTGTTGTAGCTACACCAAGTCTGCCTCTTGGATTAACAGGACAATCTAGTACATCTTCAGTTGGGTCGCCTAATCTTGATATAACTTCTGTTATATCTTTAACAGCTCCATCTGGATTAACAACTGGAGTTGGTTCTGTTGCAGCAGCTAACATAGCAGGTTGGGGTAGACAAGAATGGGGTAATTCTGGTTGGGGAGTTAATTATGCCGTAGAACTTTCAGGACAACAAGCAACTTCTAATGTTGGTACTCTTGAAACTATTCAACTTATTCCAGTACCATTAACAGGTGTTAGTGCAACATCAAGTATTGGTTCTCCTACATTAGTTTTGGAATCAATTATAATTCCTACAGGTCAACAAGCTCAAACAGAACTTGGAGATTTTGATAACGCTGGTACATTAGTGGGTTGGGGTAGAAATGGTTGGGGTGAAGAACCTTATGGAGATTCATTTAATAAACTAGTTCAACCATCAGGAGTTAATGCAACATCAGGTATAGGATCATTAACAACTACAATACAAAATTTTGTATTTCCAACAGGAGTAAGTGCAACATCGAGCGTAGGCAGCTTAACAAATATTATAGATTGTGTGGTTGTACCTACAGGAGTATCAGCTACTTCTAATGTAGGAGACACTGATCCCACTCAAGAAAGTGTTGGGTTAACAGGTGTTAGTATGACTTCTGCAGTTGGAGGTATCATTCTTGATGCCGTAGAAATTGGTTTAACAGGTGTATCGGCTACATCTTCGGTAGGATCTTTACAACAACAAATTTCAGAAGTTTTAGCTGGGCAACAAGCAACATCTTCTTTAGGTTCTTTAACACTTGAAATAGAAGTTCCATTAACAGGTGTTTCTGCAACTTCAGCAGTAGGAACTATAACTCCTATAGAAAATGTTGTAGGATTAATAGGAGTTGAAGCTACATCTTCTGTTGGAGAACCATTTATTATTCATTATCAAGATGTTGACACTGGTTCAAATACATCATATAGTGCGCTCTCAACAGGTTCGAATACGGATTATTCTAATGTTGCAACTGGATCAAATACAAGTTATACTGACGCTGCATAGGAGATAAAATTATGGCATCAACTTACACACCTCTTGGTGTTGAATTAATGGCAACCGGTGAAAATGCCGGTACATGGGGAACAAAAACAAACGCAAATTTAAATTTAGTATCACAACTAACAGGTGGTTTTGCACAAGTATCAATTGCAGGAGGAGCAGGTACTACTGCATTAGACGTTGATGATGGAGCATTAACTGGAACAGCTCAACAAAGAATGATTGAGTTTACAGGTTCAATTACAGGAAATAGAATTGTAACAATTCCAAATGATGTAGAGACTTTTTATATTTTAAAAAATGCAACATCCGGTGCTTACACAGTACAATTTAAATATGCAACAGGATCAGGTGGTACTTTTACTTTTGCTACAACAAACAAAGGCACTGCAATTGTTTTTGCAACTGCAAACGATGGAACTAATCCAGATATTGTAGAAGTTCAAACAGGTGGAGATGTCGTAGATGATACATCACCTCAACTAGGTGGTAACTTAGACACTAACGATTTTAACATTGCCTTTGATGATGCTCACGGAATTATTGATGAAAATGGCAATGAACAATTAATATTTCAAACAACAGCTTCAGCAGTCAATCAATTTGATGTAACAAATGCTGCAACTGGTAATCCACCTAAAATATCAGCAACAGGTGGTGACTCAAATATTGATTTAGATTTAGAAGCAAAAGGAACAGGTCATTTAACTGTTAGAGGTAATACTAATCCTGGTGCTATCCAATTAAATTGTGAATCTAATTCACACGGACAACAAATAAAATCACAACCTCATTCAGCTTCTGTAACTAACGTTATGTTATTACCTGCTGGAGCTGATTCAACTCTAGTATCTTTAGTATCAACAGACACACTTACAAACAAAACATTAACATCACCTAGAATAGGAACATCTATTTTAGATACAAATGGTAATGAATTATTTAAATTAACTGCAACAGGTTCAGCGGTTAATGAACTTACATACGCTAATGCAGCTACAGGAAACAAACCAACACTTACTGCATCTGGTGGAGATACTAATATTGGTGTATCAATACAACCAAAAGGTTCTGGAACAGTTACTATCGATGCTTTAACTTTTCCTGCAGCAGATGGTTCTGCAGATCAAATTTTAACTACCAACGGTTCAGGAGTTTTATCTTTTACAGATAACTCTGGAGGAACATCATGGCAAGCAGTTAAAACTTCTACTTTCACAGCAGTAGCTGGTGAAGGTTATTTTATTAATACTTCAGGTGGTGCATTTGAAATGGATTTACCTGCAGGTAGTATTGGTGATGAAGTATCATTCATAGATTATGCAGGAACATTTGATTCTAACGCATTAACAATCGATCAAAACGGTTCAGAAAAAATTGCAGGGTCAACTGATCCTTTAACCGTATCAACAGAAAGAGCAGCAAATACTTTAGTTTATGTAGACGGTACACAAGGTTGGCTCTTAAAGAATAATTAAGGAACTCAATGGCGTCATATAGAAATATTCACGGACATGCCATCAAGTCTTATGCAGGTGATCCTTCTAATCCTCTTGAAGGGCAAGTTTGGTATAACTCAGTCACAAAAAAACTTAGATGTAGAAATAATTCATCTACTTTAACAATTACAACGCTTTAAAATTATGAGTGCTTATAAAGAATTATTTGGAAAATATGTAAGATCAGTATCAAGTGATCCTCCTGCATCTGTAGGTACAGGTGAGATTTGGTATAATACAAGTAGTAATGTTTTTAAAACAGTTGGCCAAGTATTTTCTTGGTCTAGTGGTACTAATTTACCTAGTGTCAGATGGAATACATCAGGAACAGGAATACAAACCGCAGGTTTAGTTTTTGGTGGATCAACGGGTCCAAGTGCTGGTTCATTTTTAAATTCTGTTTTTGAATATAATGGTTCAAGTTGGACTGCAGGAGGAACTAATCCAGAAACTAGAATTAATCAATTTGGTGCAGGAACTCAAACAGCCACCATTGGTGGTGGAGGTTATTATGAACCAGGTGGTAATACAACTGCAGCAAATACTTATGATGGTTCAAGTTGGACAGGAATTACAGCAACACCTTATGCAACAAAAGGTGCAGGTGCAGCGGGGACTTCTACAGCAGCATTAATATATGGAAGTGATATATCTCCATCAGATAATAAAGATTCTTACTCTTGGAATGGATCTTCTTGGTCAGAAGAAGGCCCACTTAATAATACTTTTCAAAATGGTGCATCTGGTGGTCCTACAGAAAACACAGCTTTTGCTGCAGGTTCAGAATATCCTGGAAACTCAACAAGATTTGAAACATATAATGGATCCTCGTGGGCAACAGGGCCATCTTTAAACACGTCAGTAACTCAAAATAGAGGTTTTGGTTCATCAACTGAATGTGTATCTGTTGGTGGATATAATAAAATTACAACCGTTGAAACTTTTAATGGTTCATCATGGTCGGTAGGAAATAGTATGAGTACAGGAAGAAAACAATTCGCATCATCTAATTTTGGTGCAAGTGGTGTTCAAAATGGCTGGGTAGGAGGTGGAGCAGATGGAGATGATTCTGTTGAACATTATGATGGAGCAGCTGCAGTGCAAACTATATCTACAAGTTGATAATGAACAAAATTTATAATATAAAGTTAATAAAAAAGAGGTAATAATTATGTCACTATTTATATATGGAACAGCTACAAACACAGGTAAAGGATTTTTTACTCATCAAGATAGATTAAATTTTTTTCTTGAAGGTCACCCTGGAAACGTATGGGTTGTTGGTAATAATGAAAAAGGTGCTGTGTGGTTAGCCAGCAAAGGTGGTGTTACAAAAACAAAAGAAGAAGCACAAGCTATTGTTGATGCCGAAGTAACTGCATCACAAGAAGCATGGGATGCTTCAACTGATTCAGAAAAAGCAACATTAAGTAGACCATCAAATATAATATTACCATAAGGAATTTATAATGTCAGAATACAACGTACTTAACGGATTAAAGGTTAAATACCTATCAGCAGATCCCCCTAATCCAGAAGATGGTCAAGTATGGTATAATTCTAGTTTAGGAAAAGTACGTGTTTCGGAAGTTGCAGGATCTGGAGCATGGGCTAGTGGTGGTTCTTATCCATTTGCTGTAGCTGGACTAGGTGGATGTGGAACACAGACAGCTGCTTTAGCTTATGGAGGAAATCCTCCTTCAACACCTCCAAGTGGAGTATCTTCAACAACAGCAGAGTACGATGGAGGTTCTTGGACTACAACTAATAATTTAGGTACAGCTAGAAGTAGTTTTATTAATGGTCATGGTACACAAACTGCTGGAATGGCAACAGGTGGTAGTAAACCAGGAACTTATTATGCTAATCATGAACAATATGATGGTTCGTCATGGTCAGAACAAAGTGATTTGAATTCATCAAAAAATCAAAGTTCACAAGCAGCTCAAGGAACACAGACAGCTGCAGTTGTTTCTGGAGGTTATAATGGTTCAAGTAGATTAAATGATACAGAAGAGTGGAATGGAAGTTCTTGGAGTGAAACTGCTGATGTTCCAATAAATAACTCGGCATGGGCAGGAGGAGGAACACAAACAGCAGCGTTAGCTTTTGGAGGAACACCTCTTACTGATAATGGAGCTGTAACACTTGAATATAATGGAACTTCTTGGACATCTAGTGGATCTTTAAATCAACCTAGACAAGGGATAGGTGGTGCTGGATCACAAACAGCAGCGTTAGCTTTTGGTGGAGAAAACGCAGGTTATAGAAACAACACGGAAGCATATAATGGCAGCACATGGTCTAACCAACCAACATTAGCAAACTCAAGACAAAATTTTGCACCTGCTGGAACACAGACAGCAGCTTTAGCAACAGCTGGAGAACCAGCTTCTACAAACACAGAAGAATTTACACAACCACTTGGAACTGGAAGCATAGTTTCTAGTTAACTTGACTTATAACTTTAAATAGTTATATTAATTTTATTAAATGAAAGGAATACTATGACAGAAAAACGTAACATACATGCACTTATAGAAAAAGAAGCTCCTAGTTTAAATAATTTACTTGACCCTAATGATGTCAAAGAGTTTAAAGCTATGACAGCTGAGCTTCGTGACACATGGACCAAGAAACAAGTCTTTAGAACAGAAACAGAAATGAGAATGTCTGTTTTACAAGATGCAAAATATCCAAATAAAGCTTCTAAGTATTGGCAGTGTGTCAGAGAACAAAATGTGTTCTTAGAAAATTTAATGCATTTGTCTTTTGATTGTAGACGTAACGAAGTTAAATTAAAAAGATTAGAACAAAAACTTGAGACTGAAGAAGATCCTTTAAAAAAAGAGCTCTATCAAATAGATATAGATGAAAAAAGATATAATTTAGCCAACATGCAACTTACTGCTAGAGACAGAATGAGAGAAATTAAATTATGGTCAACTCTTAAAAAAGAATTTGATGATGGTTCTTTTGATACTCAAGATGTTAACAGACACCAGTTAGAATCTTATCATCAAATTATGAAAAATAAAGCAGAGACATTAACTCAAGGATCATCTCAGCCAGAAGTATTTAATGTACTTGGACAATTACAAACTATAGAAAGAGTTAAAAAATCAGGAGAAATGATTTACAACAAGAAAGAAAAATTGACTAATGACTTTGGAGCAACAGAAAAATAATTTTAATTTTATATTTTTAGGTCAATCGGTATTAAAATACCAAGTACCTTTAGATATTTATACTACAATTAATCATATTTATGAGACAAAGTATCCTGAATTAAAACCTGCTAATAAACAATTAATCGGTAAAATTGAAAAAGAACACAGTTTATTTTTTAACGGTGAAGACAGTTCTAGGATGACTAAGCATAATCATTTACCTGATAATGTATTGGGATGGTTTGAACAAAAATTTAAACACTATTTAGAATGGAATAAAATAAAAGAATATAACTTACATTTAAATTCTATATGGGTTAATACTATGTTTGAACATGAATACAATCCAGTGCACGTGCACCAAGGATCATTGTTCACAGGCCTATCATCTGTAATGATTTTAAAACTACCTGAGTCTTATGGTGTAGAATACTCATCACCAGGTCAACCACAAAATGGAAGACTACAAATACTAGGTTCAACTAGTGGACACTTTGCAAACGTAGATTATCAACCAGATATTAAAGAACGAGATTTTTATATTTTTCCATATGATATGAGACACTGCGTATATCCATTTAATGGGCCAGGATATAGAAGAACGTTAGCCGCAAATATGGATGTTGAGTATAGCCCAATTAAAAACAGAGGGGTAAGTTAATGTACGAAAATAAAATAATAACAGAACCTAAATGGAAGAGTTGGATAGTTCAAACTACAACACCATTGTTTACACCAGATCAATGTAGACAAATTATAGAAGCAGGTAGACGTCAACCACC